CTGAAGAGTAATAAACACCACTGGGGCGCCATCATCATTAGGATTAATAACAAAACGATCACCGCCGTATTTGATTGTTCTTACCAAATCACCAACTTTGCACCATGGGCCTTCAATCCAAGGCTCTAAGGTATCGGGTGACTTATATGCAAGTGGTCCAATCTGGATTACTTTAGCTACAGTCTCGTTAAAACGTAAGGTTTGTTTGGTTTCATCAACTAGGATGATTCCGCCTTTGCTAGTGGTCTTTTCTCGGCGTAACTGCACCAATACTCGATCTCCAGCTACATCGACTCCGGGATCTACTTCAGGAAAACACTCCAACTCCGTGCGTAAATCTGGTTCGTCTTTTTGGTTTAAATCAAATGCCGCCATTCGGCTGCCTCCTGCGATCTTTACAGATCTTCTTCGTCGTCCTCTGATAGTATGTTATCAATAATCGAAAGAGCATCGGACAAACCCTCTCGTTTACCTACAAGTCTTTGATAAGCATCAAAGCTATGTACATTAACGGCGGAAGCTATTGCCTCCGTCATTTCTTTTTCTGCGATTTTAATTCTATCCAGAATTTCGCTTAGTATGTCCTTCATATTCTTACTAATGCAAACATTTGGAGCATTCCGCCCCAAATATTAATAAAAGTTTCCGCCGCCGATTTCGTTTAGGTTCTTATCTGGGCCAACTTTAGAAGGTTTAGCCATCTTAGCTTGCGCTGCGCCAATCTTCCAATTATTGTCACGATGTGAACCTGAGTCGCCTTGATCTAACTTAGCATCAGGACCGCCGCCAGAGCTTTGCTTGCCCATTTGTTTGTAGGTTTGACGAAAACCTAATTCATCTTTTGCCATTATTGTTCCTCAGTGGGTGGTTGTTGTACTTCTTGTTGCTGCTGTGCTTGTTGCAATTGTTGCTGGTGCTGCTGATCAGCTTGCGCTAATTGTTGTTGATGCTGCTGCATGTCTTGCTGCAGTTGTTGTTGTCCTTGAGCCATTTTGTTTTGTGCTTCAATGGCTTGTTGGATTTGAGCGGCTTGTTGCTCAAACGCTTGTTGCTGAACAGCTAAACCATGAGTGCGAATATCTTGTTCGGCTGCGATGATGGCTTCTCTAGCAGATGCGTCTTGTTCAGCTTCTAACTGAGCTTGCATCTGATCCATCTGAGCGCCAGCGGTAATCATTGCAATACGCTCTTTGGCTGCGTTGTTAATGTTTGCCATCGCAATATCGGTAGCATTACGCTGATTGTCGATATTGGTTTGGGTGCTGTACTTAGCTTGTAACTCTTGAACTTGCTGTTGTAGCTCAGCAACTTTAACTTGATACTCTTGTTGCGCTTTTTGTACATCAAGTTGCATCTTGTTTTGGAACTCTTGGGTTTTACGCTGAGTTTCAGCCATTTGAGTCTTAACAATTGCCGCAGCAGTAGGATCAGACATGAGTTGATTTTGCTGTTGATTCTGTTGCATCTGTGATACTTTTTGTGCCAACTGTGCAATCTGCTGTACATACGGCGTCATCATGCGCTTGGAGTCTTCGTCTACCAATTGTGATGCCAGTGCCAACGCTTGTTGTGCCTCAAGGTCTAATGGCTTCTCAGTGTGCAACTCTAATACATCGCGTCCACCAGATGCCTGCGCCACATAAGAGCGCATAGACTGTAAGTAGTGTAAGGTTAAATGCTGCTTGATATGATCAAGGGCATGGGGAGCAAAAGCAGGTCCAATAACAGGATTGCCGCCATAGGCAGGATTGTTTGCATACTCAAGGTGTACCTTGATATGTGCGATATGATCTTGATCCGGGTAGGCTGCGGCTGGACGACCCATAGTCATCGCCACGTTTTCCAACGCTGGGTTAGATTCTGCCGCGCCTTGTGGATTAGGCATAATCTCTTCAATCTCTGGCACTTTCATTTGCTGCAGAATGCGGTTGTAAACCGCTCTCATATCAAACGTGCCGGGTTGCATTTGGTTAGCTTGTGTGGCTAACTGTAAGATTGCTTGTGTCTGAGCTAAACGTTGTGTCTCAGAGAAAATGTTTGGATCAGATACTGGACGTACGTCATTGTTTTCGGCAAAGTCACGAACCTCAATCTCAGTACCAGACTCGTTGTCCATCTCAGACAAGTACCAGTGGTTGATGCGAGATACGATAGCAAGAGACTTAGCTTGGCTACGATGTAAACGTGCATGAATGCTAGAGAATACTTTGGCGCCCTGTTCAATCAGCGCTTGGGCTGTACCAACAGGCATGTTGTTGTTAGCTTCGCCAATCTTTTCTTCAGAAGTAGAGACAACGCCTTTAGCTGCAGTCGTTAACCAACCCAACAATTCCATGAGAACAGAAGATGGTGGATTAAACGGCATAGCCATTGCAATCTTACGGATGTCATCAACACCCGGACCAGACTCTACCTCTACTACTTGGGTGGGTTCAATCCTATCAGACTGTCCAGACACGCGTCCAGTTTTGAGTTTAAGTAATGTCTGAGAGTTGTTGATATGAGCAGCGTCAAGCAGAGCGCGTAGAGCGCCAGTGAGAGCAGCAGACAAGCCGCCAATAAGATGGGGGAGACCAATAGCGTAAGCACCACGCCAAGGAATGAATTTGAATTCAACATACCAATCCAATTTCGTGAGCTTTTCGTCATTGCATTCCCAATTTCTGCGCAGTGATAATACTTCGCTTGTTGTCTCATCAATAGTGAGGATGTAAGGTGCGCGGCGTCCTTCTGTTTCGGGATCTGACTCTAAACGTATAAAGCAAGTGATTTCGTAAATTCTGCGTAGGTTGTCAATATTTTTCGATGGCATTTCTTTGCCTTCGATTTTGTTATTGGCTTCCTCAGAACGAGTCTGATCAGTTAACGGTGCATCAGATGTCGTGAATGACTCGATGTCTTTGTAAATACCTTGCTCGATACGCTGAAGATAAATGTCTTCGGTGATATCTTGTACTTCGGTAACGCGTTGCGATGTGTAGAAATTGGTAGAGGAGTATGGCAGGATGATGTTGTCAATTGGTACCCACTCGCAAGTAGGACGCATTTGTTCTTCATCAAAACGCCATTTAAGAAACTGTGAACCACCAAGGGGTAACTGAGTGAGCAACTGCTCCATCTCGTCACGGTATTCTTGGACTTGCTCGGTAAGTTGCCAGTTAAGGAACTCCGCTTTACGTTCTGCAGTTTTTTGTTTTAATAAGTCAGCATTACCCTTGATGTTGGTCTTGACCAAACCTTCAGGGGGTAGCAATTCTTTGGATGATGATGCCGCAAAGTCAACGCAAGCTTCTGCCATGACAGGGTGCACCACTTTAGATGCGCCGTCAAACACAGCACCGCCGGGCGCGTCTTTACCTAGACCAGTACGACGCAAACCTTCTTCGTATTGTTTATCGCGTTGCTTACGGGCTTCTTTGTCTACGTCAATGTAGTCAAGATACTCATATGCCAGTTTGAGCAAGACGTCTTCATCAAGCTCTTCTGCCAAGTTGGCATAGAACTCAGGATTCTTTTGTGGGCCTTCTTTTGGCACAAAGTTAACAACAACCGACCCGTCATCTAATTCGATAACTTCTTGGTCTACTTCGTCTGAATCTAAACCCAGTGCTTGCTCGAACTGCTCTTTTTGCGCTTCTTGCTCAGCGTCATCTTTAATATCATCGTCACGGTTTAAACCGGGAAGATTGCCGCCTTGCGAGATGGGTAATTGTGGCGATTGTGCCATTATGCTAATACCTCGTATCCCCATTTAATTGGGTTATTTTTTATTCTGTTCCAAATAGTTTTATTTGGCTTATTTAAAAATTTAGCAAGATCTGAAATTGATTCAAATATCTTGTTGTTGTATTTAATCGCTATTGCAACTGGCGAATTTTTTCCAGTTTTTCCGTACATTGGATTATTTATTCCTGAATTTTGACCAATTCTTTTTTCTGACATTTTTTGTTTGGAAATATCTGAATGTTTTCTTCCTTGAAAACCTGATATAAAATTTCCGCTTTCGTCTATGTTTTTTATTAAAAAATTGTACGCGTGAGCATCATTTGGGTTTCCATATAATTTAAAAAGATTTAGATGCGCTTCCGCATGGTCAATTGGGCTTAAATAAATTATATTACTCGGATCATCAGTTCCTCCAGCGTGTCGTGGAACAATATGATGTTTGTGAAATCCCTTTGGTTTTTTCATGTTAACTCCCTACAAGTTGAATTGGCCGGAAACTAGATTGGGTGTAGGGCCCAAACAGGCGCTGCAGGCGCTTTTCGTATTCCTACTTATACTAATGCAAATAAATGGGGGTTTCCGCCCCAACCGTATTATTGGGCATACGGATTTGCTGTTCTTTTGCGGAAATCATCATCAGCATATGAATAATCGCGGGCAGGTAACGGGTCAAGCTGAATCCAGCCAGTATCACGCAAAACACGCAAGGCTTGTGATAAAGAGTCTACATAGTCATCATGCCCACCACCTTCTGGGAACGAACAGACTTGTCTGAGGAACCGTTTAGCCCAGTCTGCGAACTCGCCTTTGATCTTAGCATCTTCTGGAATCCAGACTTTACCTTTGGCAATTAGCGGCGCAACAATGTTAATACGCTGCACCTTATCGGCACGACCGGGGTTGTAACCACGCACATCAATGCCTGATCCTTGCAACTCTTGGATCAATGAGATACCAGCAGACTTATCTTCCATTAACACCATGTCCGCTTTACGACCTTTTGCAAAGTCATTGTCTGCACCATAGACCACTTCTTTGTAATCGTCGATAACTTTACGGCGCAATTCTGGGTAGGCAAGGTGGCCGTCCCAAGCATCCAAGAGAATAATACCCACACCAATGTCGGGAGTATCAAACACACCCCATACTGTACAAGCCGTGGGGTCGTTGGTAGTTTTTTCTGAAGTGGCCGGGTCGTATGACGCAATAACATACTCAAGGTCTGGGGTTGGCTTGTTTGCCGGCCACATACGAAACTGTTTGCGTTTGATGATACCTGCTTGTTCTGGGTCAAGGATCTCACCATAAATTTCTTGGCGACCAATGTCAGTGCCATCGTAAGTTTCTAGCTGTTTGAAAAATGTCTCGGAGAGGTTCGCCCGATTGTCGTATGACGACGCGTTGACCATGTAGACGTCCCCACCAATTTTTCCTTCGGCAAGGTCGACAATAAGTTCTTTTGGTTTGGGGGTTGTGGTAATGATTTGCTGGACGCGCTCAATGCGAGGATCGCGCAGACGGAGGGTGAACTGTACTCCATCGTATGCATCGTCAAGATACTCGAAGGCGCACAACTCGTCAAACCAAGCTCCATGGAATTGCTTACCACGATATCGTTCTGGCTCTGAGGCGGGGATACCTTGAATAAGAGATCCGTTTGTGAGGGTAATCTCAAAGAGGGACTTGTTGTAATCTCGGATAAGGCTCTTGGGTATGATATTAAGAAGACCGGAGTCTCCTTCGAAGCAAGTTGCACGGATATCATTAGAGGTTGGGGCGGTGACAAGCCAGCGGGTCTGGTTGTACTTCCAAGCGCGAATACCAATCCAATGACTAGCAGTGTGCGTCTTACCAGAGCCGCGGCCTGCAAGCATAAGAAACGTATCGTACTCTCCATCTTCTGGTTCTCGTTGGTGATCTAAAGCTTGCAAGTGCCATCTAACCTGCCAGATAGCCGCATCAAGCTGTGGTTTAGGCCAATGCTTATGCGATTCCGCAAACTTCTTTAGCGTAAGTTCTTGTTTGGGTGTTAAAGACATGAAATAAAACCGGCTCCTACCAAGAAGCTATTGTCAGCTCCTTCAGTTTCTATGTGGACGCACAACTGTTCGCCCATGGGTTCAATATGTTTTATATATCGCCTATCGTTATGTACTTTTAGTGGCGGAGATACTTGTTCATCTAGTAATTTTAACCTAGATTTGAATGATACGGTGTAATATTCTTTGGTTTCGTCAAATGTGCAAGTTGTTTTGTGTCCTAATGATTCCACAAGAAACTGCACTTGATTAAAAATGCGTTGGTGCTGTGATGTAAACCGAAACCGGTCACGCTTTACGGAATACTGCCTAGCTTTTGCGTGTAAGATTCCGCGTAATAACTCAAGGCGCTGTTCATGTGACCCCAAAAGATAGTTGTTTGGGATTTGCCAAGGAATATCTGGCATGAGTTGCGATTCGATTGATGGATAAACCGAAAACTCCCGCTCGCCGGTGTTAATCTTCTTGCCAACGGTAATCTGATATCCATGTTCTTTGAACTGGCGTTCGACTTCTCCCCATTTGCCGCGCGGGGCAGCTAACTTTTTGGTAGAGCGGCGACTAAAAAACCAAAACCCAAACAAAAACGGTGGGACAGGTAGCGTTTGGTGCGGTAGTTCCAATGGTTTTGTAGACGGAACCGAGAAAGCCAAACGGTTATGATTGTTTTTAAGGCTGGCAGTCAGTAAGTCTTCCAGCTTAGTATCTTTTAACGGGCGCAAAAACTGGCGCTTGCCTTTGTATTCGTTTAGGCGTTTGCGGTACTTGGGGTTTTCTAGCAGGAAGTGTAGGTTTTTGTCACCAGAGACAGTGAGGTGGTCGTTAAAGACAACCTGATAGCACTCATTGGCTCGGTATTTTTGGATGAGTTTGATGCGTACTAGCTTGCCTTCACGGTTAAAGACGTAATCGCCTTCGGATAAAGTATGCGCATACTTCCAATAATCAAGGGTTAATACTTTTTCGTTCGCTAGGATCGCCATGGAAATTATCAAGGACCCATTGGTCCAGCCAGCGCCCTAACGGCGCTCGTATGTTGTTTTGGATTCTGATGGGCAGTTGCTGGATATTGATGGCTTCAGTCACCATTAAGCGGTATTT